GCCTGCCCGAGCAACCCGGCCCCATCAGGCACCCCCCGCCTGGTGGGGCCGCGGCATGCCCGGCCCTAATGCACTGGCTTCCACACCTCGCACTGCTCCGCCGTGAACTGGCCATCCGACGCCGCGATGGTCACCGTGATCTCCCGGGCCGACGTCGCGAAACTGTTGTCGATGATGTCGCCGCCCTTCGTGGTGCGTTCCCAGTAGCAGTCCTCCATACGACCCTTCGCCCGGTACGTGCCCGGCGGGATCGTCTCCTCATCCTCACCAGCGTCGGACCGGTTGTTCGACACCACATACGTGCCGTCGCTGAACCACCTGTCATACCGCCCCGATATCGCCTGCTTCAGCACCGGCGTCCACTTCGGGCACAGCTTCGGGATCCCCGCCTGCAACACGGCCTTCCGGTCGCCGTCCATGTTTCCGCTCTCCGCCAACCACTGCGGGCGCGACGCCCCATCGACCGCGCTTACCGGAAGCGACTCACACATGTCCGCCACGAAGTCCGACGCCGCCAGATACAAGCCGTCGACCTCCCAGCCCTTCTCAGCCGCCAGCTTGTCGATGTCGCCTTCCGGAGTATCCGGAAACTCCGGCTCCTCCACGGTCGGCTCCGGAGGAGGTGCAACGTCCGACACCGGCGGACTCGAGGCCGCAGGCTTCGCATCATCACCGCCCCCACGGCACCCCGACAACACCGCCACCGCGACGAATCCCGCCGCAACAGCCCCCACACCCCGCATAAGCCTCATGTGGCGCAGGATCCCACCAGGACCGGGCAGGGGGAAGAAAGACCGGCACATCGGGGATCATCGGTTACAGGCGCGGGGCCTGACGACAACAAAGCGGGAGCCCCCACCGCCATGACCGACACCAGTACCGAACCCGGCGTCACCTACGTCCGTACCGCCGACATCCCTCTGGACGAGCTCACGCCGTTCCCCGGAAACGCGAAGCGCGGCGACGTCGAACAGATCCGAACCAGCATCCGCCGCAACGGCCAGTACCGGTCCCTGGTCGTGCGTGAGATCCCCGACGGGCCGCTCATCGTCCTTGCCGGCAACCACACCATGCAGGCCCTGGGCGCAGAGGGAAGCGCGACCGCGCGCTGCGAGGTCGTCGTCTGTGACGACGCGACAGCCCGCCGCATCAACCTCGTCGACAACCGCACCGCGGAACTCGGCGGGTACGACAACGACGCCCTCGCGGAACTTCTGTCGTACATGGACGGGGACTACGAAGGCACCGGCTACACCGAAGAAGACGTTCAGGCCCTGATCACCCCGCTGGAGGATCTCGACGAACTGACCGATACGGAAACGGCAGCACCGCCACCCGCGGACCCGGTCACCAAGCCTGGCGACGTATGGGTACTTGGCCCGCACCGCCTCATGTGTGGAGACTCCACCAATCCCAATGACCTGGGGAAGCTGGTCGACGGCCAACAGCCGAACCTGATCTACACCGATCCGCCCTACGGCATCGCCATCGTCAACAAGGCTGGGAAGGTCGGGGGTGGCCTCTTGGCACCAGTGACCACCTACATGCCCGTGGCAGGGGACGACACCACAGATGCGGCAGCTGACGCCTTCCGGCTCCTCATGACCGAGTATCCGGACGCCCGTCACGTCTGGTGGGGAGGCAACCACTACACCGGCTCCGCGACGCTTCCGGACTCCTCCTGCTGGCTGATTTGGGACAAGGAAACGAACGGGAACTTCGCAGACGCCGAACTGGCCTGGACGAACCACATCGGTGCCGTACGGCTGTTCCGACACATGTGGAACGGAATGCTGCGGGCCAGCGAACGCGAGAAGAGAGTCCACCCGACGCAGAAACCTGTCGCCCTTGCGGAGTGGGCGTTTAGCGTCGTCGACCCGGAGCACACCCACGAGACCGTCCTAGACGTCTTCGGCGGATCCGGATCCACGCTCCTCGCCTGCCACACCACCGGCCGCGCGGGGCTTCTCATGGAGATGGAGCCGGCGTACATCGACGTCATCTGCCGCCGCTACCAGCAGGCCACAGGGAACAAGCCCATCCTCGACTCCACCGGCGAAGCGCACGACTTCACCCGGCCCCAGGGCGGTGGTGACTGATGCCCGCCTCCAAGGCCCAGCAGGCCGTCACAGCCAAACGACGCGCCAACGCCATCGCCCTCAAGCTCGCCGGCATGGACTTTGAGACCATCGCTGAACGCCTCGGCTACTCCGACCCTGGAGCCGCCCGCAAAGACTTCTGGCGCGCAGTGCAGAAGAACCGGATCGAGGAGAAGCAGGCCGTCGACGACCTGCGCGAGGTCGAAGGGCAGCGCCTCGACCGGCTGCAGGCCGCCGTGTGGGCAAAGGCCGTCAAGGGCGACATCAAAGCCGTGGAGACCGTACTCAAAGTCATCTCCCAGCGCGCCCGCCTGTTCGGCCTCGACGCGCCCGTGAAAGCCGAGGTGTCCGGACCCGGCGGGGGACCGCTCCAGCTGGGCCCCGCAACCACGGCAGAGCTCGAGGCGCTCATCTCCCTGGGACGTAGTGACCTGACTATCGGTGAAGCCGAAGGTAGAGACGCGGAAGACGGGGCCCGTGACGCGTAACCGTGATCTGCTGCACGCCTACCGCGCGCTTCCTGAGCAGCAACGTCTGGAGATTGCTCGTTCGGCATCTCCCGAGCTCCGCATGCAGCTTGCACACGTGGAGCGGGAGATGGCCATGGACCGGTCTCCGGGCGCGCTAGCGGCGGTCCTCACCAACGGCAAGGAGATGCAGGCTCGCCACCTGGACCTAGTCGACCACGCCTTCCAGCGCATTGCGGCCGGCGAGCGCGTGAAGGTCATGCTCACCATGCCGCCGCGGCACGGAAAGAGCCGGCGTGCCTCGCGGTGGGCTCCGGTCTGGTACCTGCGGCGCTTCCCCGACCACCGGCTCATGCTCGCGTCCTACAGCGCCACCCTCGCAGACGACCACGGGCGATGGATTCGCGACACCATCACCGGCTACGCCGACGCCCTGGGCATCGCCCTCAACCCTGCATCGCATGCGGCCAACCGGTTCGACATCCACGGGCACGAAGGCGGAATGGTCACCGCTGGCGTCGGCGGCGGGCTCACCGGTAAAGGCGCGAACTGTTTCCCCGACGAGACCCTGATAACAACGGAAATTGGTAGAATTTCCATAGCGGAAATCGTGGCAATGCGAAACAAGCCGCGAGTCCTCTCCTTCAACCACTCAACCGGACGCGCTGAATGGCGACGCATCCTGGCGACAAGGACGAGCTACGCGAATGGACTCTACGAAGTCGCCAGCACTGGTGGGCATAGAGTACGGGCTACCGGAGATCACCCCTTCTATGTCCCTGGATCCGGGTACAGGACGGCCTCGGCTCTACGGCCCGGGGACCGGCTTAGTGCGCACGGTGTCGCGCACAAACCGGCTGTGCATCCTCTGCGGCGTGGACAAGGGGCGCGACGGCTGAGGCCCATCCTGCAAAGCCTGCTACAACCAGGCGCGAGCAGTAAAAATCCTGCTGCGGTGCCTGTGGTGCGAAGTGGAATTCAAGAAGCCCCGCTACGAGTACAGCAAAGCGATCCGGCGCGGGAGTTTCTCGTTCTACTGCTGCAAGCCACACTCGCAAGCCCACCACGCCATCAAGAACGCACGCCGATGCGAACACTGCGACGAACCAATGCCCGGCAAGAGGGGCAACCGGTTCCGCGGGCGAGCGTGCATCACGGCGTCACGGAACCACCCGGAGAAGGCCTGCACGATGTGCGGCCTGTTCTTTCGCCCGGTGAGCAGCCGGACGGTGTACTGCGGTCGACCCTGCGCAAACAGAGCACATTCCCTGCGGATGATCGGGGAGGGGAACTCGCACTACAAGGACGGCACCAGCTACAGCAAGTGGTTCAAGGAGGCGCGCCCTCTCATCTTCGAGCGGGACAAGGACGCCTGCGTGGCGTGCTCGGCACCGTTCAAGCCGATCACGTACATGCGGAACGGGACACCAGCCCAGAAGTCGAACCTGATCGTTCACCATCTCGACGAGGACCCAGCGAACAACCGGGTGGAGAACCTGCTGCTCTGCGCCAGCTGCCACCTGGTGCACCACAAGTCCACGACGACTCCGTATCCGTGGTTCGGCGAGTACACGCGCCAGGCGTCCGAGTCCATGACCTCCAAGTGGAAGGCAACAGCAACTTCTTTGCTGACGGCCTACTCGTCCACAACTGCCTGATCGTCGACGACCCCTTCAAGGGATCCGAAGACGCCGAGTCCCAGACCCAGCGTGACCGGGTGTGGGACTGGTGGCAGTCCGTCGCCCTGACCCGCCTTGAGCCCAACGGCTCCCTGGTCGTCATCAACACCAGGTGGAATCCGGACGACCTCTCGGGCCGGCTGCTCGAGAGCGAGGGCGACGAGTGGACGGTCATCGACCTGCCCGCCCTGTCGATGGCCGAGGACGACCCCCTGGGCCGTTCCCCAGGCGACGCCCTGTGGCCTGAGCGGTACAACGCCGAAGATCTGGCCCGAATCCGTAAGGGCGTCGGTGAACGCGTCTGGTGGTCTCTCTACCAGCAGCAGCCGCGGCCGCTGGAAGGCGGAACGTGGCAGTGGTCGTGGATCGTCAACCACAGGCGAACACGCGACCAGATGCGCGGGCTCGACCTCGTGCGTACCGCGGTGGCTCTGGACCCCTCCGGTGGCGGAGGATCCTCCAACGACGAGTCCGGAATCGTCGGTGGCGGCCGTGACGCCAACGGTGACTGCTACGTGGTGGCGGACCGCTCCGGCAAGCACTCCGCCGACGAGCGCGGACGGCAGACCTGCCTGCTGGCCATCGAGATTGACGCGGACGCCATCATCGTGGAGACGAACTACGGCGGCGACATGGCCCGCCAGAACGTCATCCAGGCGTGGCAGCAGCTGGAACGCGAACGCCTGACTGGCGGCCGGCTGATGCCGCGGATCGTGTCGGTCAACGCGAAACAGGGCAAGCGGCTGCGTGCTGAGCCCATTGCCCAGCTGTACGAGCAGGGGATCGTCCACCACGTTGGCGAGTTCCCACGGCTTGAAGGGCAGATGGTCTCCTGGATCCCGGGCATGGACAGCCCTGACCGAATGGACGCCGCCGTGCACCTGCTCACCGAGCTCGCCGACCCGGCCGGCTCGTCCGTGGGCAGCACCCCGTACAGCGATCAACGCCTGTCGGGCCGCCGCTGACCGGGGGCAACGCCCAGGCCCTGCGCCCGTACCCTGGGATCATGGCGCGGGGCCTGGTGCGGAGGTGTGCCCCGTGGGCCTGAGAAGCGTGGTCATCGACGCCTGGTCATGGCTGAACTACAAGCCCTTGTTCTCCGACCCCGGCCTCGGCATGCCGAACCGCCGCGCGTTCCCCGAAGCACACGCCTCCTGGGTACCGGCCGCCGACGAGCGCCGCCTGTCCGCGTACAAGCTGCTCGCCGCCTACGACAACAACCAGGCCAGCGAGCTCGCCGAGATCCGCGACGGTGCCGCCGCACGGGAACGCCGCGAGTTCGGCGACCCGTCGATGTTCATCGAGACGCTGGTCTCCCACGTCATGGGCCGGGAACAGCACATCACCGTCCCCGGCGCCGAGCAGACCGACGCCGGCAGCGAAACCGAGGGCGCTGCGGCGGAGCGGGTCCAGGACCTGCTGCGGGAATGGGCCGACGACGAACTCCTGCCGATGCGGATGCTGCAGTGCGAACGCAAGGCCGTCGGCCTCGGTGACGGGGTGTACCTCCTGTACTGGGACCCGGACAAGCAGCGGCCCCGCCTGCGGACGTACGACCCCGGGTTCTATTTCCCCGTGCTGCCCGAGGACGGTGACGGTGCGGACTTCCCCGAACGCGTCCACCTCGCCTGGGAGCTCCCCGAGGACCCCAAGCGCGGCCTCAAGGCGCGCCTGCGCCGCATCACGTACGAAATGGACTGGATTCGCCCGGCCACCGCGTCCGGTGTCGACCAGCAGGGCCGGCCCGTCCGCGCCCCCGTCATGTCCGAGGCCACCGACGACACCCCGTCCGCGCCGGTAGTCGGCGCCGGGGACCAGGTCGACGCCCAGGGCGGGATCTCCCGCCAGTACGCGTGGAACGACCGGCCCAGCCGCCGAACCTGCTACCTCACGGACGCCACGTGGGAGCTCGGCGATCTGAAGGGCGGAGTCGACGTCGACAGTCTGCCGATGGACCGGGCCGTGTTCTCGTCCAACGGTGCGGGGGAGGTCCTCGACCGCCTCGACCTGTACGTGGACTTCATTCCGGTCATCCACACCCCGAACTCGGTCCCGCCGGCCGAGGAGCACTGGGGGCAGTCGTCCCTCGCGAAGGCGTTGCAGGCGTTCGACGAGCTGGCCTCCACGGACACGGACGGCGCCCGCGCATCCGCCACCACCGGCCTCCCGATGATTGGGATCTCCGGGATTTCTGACCCGCGGAAGCAGTTCTCCGTCGGCCCCGGCGCCGTCTTCACCCTCGGGGACACCGGCAGGCTCACCACCGTCGACACGTCCCCGGCGCTCCGCGAACTCCGCGAGCACGGGCACGACCTCGCCGACCGGGCCGCGAACGTCGTCCGCCTCCCCGCCGTGTCCCTCGGCACCATGGACCCGTCCAAGGTGCCGTCCGGGTACGCCCTGGAACTGTCCCTCGGCCCGCTGGACTCCCTCATCTCCGGGATGCGTCTGGCCCGCGCCCACAAGGACATGCTGCTTCTCCGGTTCGTACAGAGGCTGTTCCTCGCCGGGCAGCACCCCGACTGGGCCAGCATCACCCCGCTCCCCGCCAAGCTGGTCCGCGGCCCGTACACGCCGACCGACAAGGCTGCCGTCCTCGATCAGGTCACCACCGCATACACGGCCAAGGTCGTCTCGCTGGAGACCGCTATCCGCATGCTCACCGAATCCGGGTGGCCCATCGAGGACGCGGAGAAGGAGATCCAGCAGATCGAATCGCGCAGCTTCGACCAGGCCCGGCTCCTTGCCGACGCCCTCGGCAACCCCGACGAAGTCGCCGCGTTCCTCGGACGGCAGGCCCCGGATGAGCCGGTGGCGCCCGCGGTCCAGCTGCCCGCCGTGCCCGCCGATGACCAGGCCGACGGGCTCGTACAGCAGGGGCAGCAGGGGAGCGGGGGGAACGAATGAGCCGCACCGTGCTTTCCTTGGATCAAGGCGCGGGGCCTGGTACGAGTCTGGGAGGACTTGCGTCTATGCGTCGCCCCACGCAGCACCACAACATCCCCGCCATCCACTCGGCGTGGGCGCACCCGTACACCGGTATCACCGGTCTCGGCGTGTTCTACAACGACGGTGGTGACGGAACTCCTCCCGCCAGCGACCCGGCCGGTACCGACGGCCAGGCGCCGAAGCCCGCCCCGCCCGCGCAGCGCACCTTCACGCAGACCGAAGTTGAGGCGCTCGCCGCGAAGGAGAAGGCCCAGGGCAAGCGGTCCGCCGCCAAGGAATTCGCGGAGAAGCACGGCTTCAGCACCATCGAGGACGCCGAAACGTTCATCGCCACTGCCCGCCAGGCGCAGGAAGCCCAGCTAACCGAGCAGCAGAAGCGCGAGAAGGACCTTGCCGACCGTGAGGCGAAGGCAGAAGCCCGCGAGAAGGCCGCTGAGGCCCGCGAGCGTGCCGCCAACCGCCGCGCCATCCTCGTTGGTCTCGGTGCGACCGGCGACGACCTCGAGGACGCTGCCGCTCTGCTCCGCGTCCCGGACGACGCCGACGACACAGTGCTGCAGGAAGCCGCCGACAAGCTGAAGGCCCGCCGACCCGAACTCTTCGGCGCCACCCCGACGCCGACCGCCGCGGTTCTGCCGCCGGCACCGGGAGGCGCACCCGCCGGAAGCCCGCCGCGCGCCGCAGCCACCAAGGACGACATCAACGCGCGCGCCCGCAAGCGCGCCGAACAGATGGGCTTCCGCAAGACCGACGCCGCCTGACCCGGCGGCCCACAGACCGAGGGACCACGCCCTCACGCACCACCCCCGTGGACGGCACCGCACCAGCTGGTCGCCTGCACCCCAGTGCCATCCCCATTCCACGGGAGGAGATCGGCGTGGACATCCAGCCGATGACTACCACCGAGACCGTGACCGCCGACCGGCGGTGGCTGCGCAATCTGCACGGCTCGGGCATGAACGCCACGATCACCCTGGACGTCTCCAAGTTCACGGTGTCCACCCACTACACGGCGGCGACCGCGACGAACCCGTACGCGGTGTTCAAGTCGGGCCTGCCGCTCGGCAAGATCACCGCTTCGGGTCTGTATGCCCCCTACGTGTCCGGCGCGTCCGACGGCACCCAGATCCTTGCCGGTCTGCTCGCCACGGAGACATCGTTCAACCCGGCCGTCACGAAGGTCGGCGGGGCGCTCCTCGTCCACGGTGACGTCGACACGGCGAAGCTGCCCGTCGCGCTGACCGTTCCGGTGGCCGCGAGCCGCACCGACAACATCCACTTCGCCTGAGAGGGGTTGAACCATGCTTGAGAATCTCCTCAGGGGTATCGACGCCACCGAGATCAACGCGTTCGCGCGGGCCGTTCAGACCCCCGCGGACTTCGCGCTGACCCAGTCGGTCATGCCGGAACGCACCATCAACTCGGTGAAGTTCCGCATCAAGAGCACGAGCCGCCGGGTCAACGCCGCGAAATACAGGGCGTGGGACGCGCAGACCGCCGTCGCCACCCGCGAGGCGAAGCGCATCGTCACCGAGGGCATGCTGCCCCCGCTCGGCCAGAAGTACCTGGTCGGCGAACTGGAGCAGATCCTCCTCGACACGTCCCGTGGTGCCGACGCCTCCGAACTGGTCGAGCTCCTCTACCAGGACGTTGCCGCGCACGTGCAGTCCATCAAGTCCCGCCTCGAGCTCGCGGTCGGTGACCTCCTCGCCGACGGCAAGTTCACCCTGGCCGGGGAGAACGGGCTGACCGTCGAGTACGACGCCGGTGTCCCGTCGGCGAACATGCCGACCGCCGCCACCGCGTGGACCGACCCGACCGCGGACGCCCTCGCCAACGAAATGGCGTGGATCGAGGTCCTGCGCGCCTCCGGAGCCCCGCTCCCGTCCCGCGTCGTCACCTCCTACAAGGCCCGCGCCCTGCTCGCCTCCAACGACGCCTACCGGCGCGCGTTCTACGGCCAGCCGTCCGCGCAGACCCCCACCGGAGTCCTCGCACCCAACGAGGTCGACGCCGTCCGCGCCCGCTACAACCTCCCGCCCATCGAGGTGTACGACGTCCAGATCCCCAAGGACGACGGCACCATGGCCCGCCCGCTCCCGGACAACAAGTGGCTGATGCTGCCGCCGAACCCCCAGACGTGGGGTGAGACGCAGTACGGCGTCACCGCCGAGTCCCTCGTCCTCTCGTCCGGTGGCAACCCCGCCATCGAGCGCGAGGAAGCCCCCGGCATCGTCGTCACCCACGGGTACACCGACGACCCGGTCCAGGTGTGGACGAAGGGCGCCGCAGTCGCGATGCCGGTGCTGTACGTGCCGGACATCCACATCTCGGCGACGGTGTTCTGATGGGCGCCCGGCTGGCAGCGACCGTGTACGTCACGGACCCGGACACGCACCAGACCGTGCGCCTGGACGAGGGAAGCGAGCCCGAAGCAAGGCTCGCCGCCCTCGTCACCAACCCCGCAGCGTGGGAAGACGGCAAGCCCGACACCACGCCCGCCACGCCGGAGCCCGAGGGCGACGACGACGCGGACACCAAGCCGGCCGCCCGTAAGACGGCGGCCAAGAAGCCGGCCCGGGGCCGGACGACCGCTGCTGAGGGCACCAGCGGTCAGTAAGTGGTGACGGGCCCGGCCCCCCTGGTGGGGCGCCAGCGGCCGGGCCCGCACCTGCACACCCCTTCCCACCCCACACCGACCGGAGGACCTGGTGGACGCAGCCGTACGCGCCTGGCTCATCTCCCAGCTCGGCGTCGACACCGACCTGCCGGACCTCGAGCTGCGCTACACCCGCCTCGGCACGGCGCGCGCGGTAGCACTCGAGATCGTGCGAGAGCGTCTCGCCGCACTGCTCGCCGCACCCGGCACCGTCTCCGTGTCCGGTGTCGTGTCCGTGAACTTCACCGCAAACATCGCCGCCTACGAACGGCAGATCACCGCACTCGAGGCCGGGGAACCGCCCGCACCGGACGACCCCACCGACCCCGACCACGCCGGTGACGGCCTCGACGTCCTGTACCTCGTGGAACGGCCCCGCCGATGACCACCCCCACCCGGCGCCGCACCCTCCGCGCCCGCCTCATGGCGTTCATCGCCGACGCCACCAGCCGCATCACCGCAGCGTGGCGAATCCTCACGAGTGCACAGAACCGGCTTCTGGATGCCCTCGCCGTCATCCGCCCGGGTCGTAGCGCCGGCGCCCGGATCCGTGCCGCACAGCAGGCGTTCCAGCGCAGCATCGCCGACTTCAACCGGGCCGTCGGAGCGTTCACCGAACGGTGGGCCGCAACCGACCTGCCCCTCGCCTACCGCGAAGGCGCCTTCGGGATGCTCGACCGGGCCGACCGGCCCCGCCGCATGTGGTCCTGGACCGCCCGCCACCAGGCGTCCATCACCACCCTGTCCTCCCAGTACTACGCCGACCTCATGGGCCGCCTTCAGGAAGCGGTCCGCCGCGCCCAGGCGTTCCTCCGCGCCGCGGTGGATGCCGCCCGCGCCCGGGCCAGCCGGTTTGAGTACGGGTCGTTCAACCGGGACACGCTGCGCGATGAGCACCCGCTGGGCACGGTCATCTACGCCAATGACGCCCGCCACCCCGTCGAATCGTGGGCCAGTGCCGCGATTGCCTGGCAGGCCGTGACCACCGCCAACGCCGGGGCCGTCGCCACCGCCTACGAACAGCTGCAGTGCACCCAGGTCAAGGTCCGCGACGGCGCTGGCTGCGGATGGCGGACTCACGGGGACTCCGACAAGGCCGACGGCACCATCCGCGACATCGACGACGCCCTCGCCCACCCCACAGCTCATAGTCACTGCATTCGAGAGTTCCTCCCGCACTTCGAACGCCCCGCCCAACTGGGAGGCCTCGCATGACGGACCAGAACATCGGCCCGATCCTTGACGGCCTCGGCGCGAGCATCGAGCTCGACGAAGGCGATCTCATCTCGTCCGCTCTCGTCATTGCCAAGGTCGTGGATTCGGCCGGGGAGGTCTCGCTCTCCCTCAGCACAAGCGATGGCCTGTCCTGGATCGACCAGAACGGCCTGGTCGCCTCCGCCCAGCAGATCCTCAACCAGCGACTGATCGGCCTCAGGGAGGACGACGAATGACCGCCCCGAGCATGGCCGACCAGCCGCACCAGGTCCGCCTCACCTCCAACGGCCTCACCGGCACCGTGGAAGTCGACGGCGCCGACATCAGCGCCCAGGTGCAGGGCTACAACCTCGAGGCCCGCGTCGGTACCGTCCCGCTCCTGGTGCTGTACACCAGCCCCCGCGAGGGCGGCGTCGGCTTCGAAGGTCTCGCGCACGTCGCGATCGGCACCGAGCAGGATCCCGGCCCGTCCATCGCGGCGTTCCTCGCCAACGTGGACCCGAGCGCTCTGCAGCAGGCCGCCCTGAACCGCGACGACCTCGACAACAGCAAGAACGGCGTCACCGCGGCGATCCTGGCGCAGCTCGCCGACTGG